CTTTGCCCACAATCAATGGGCGCTCACTCGCAAGAATCTTCGTAGGCGTCTCGCCCCGCCATGCCACAGCCAGCATACGAAATGCGTCTGCCGGATGCGAACACCAGTTATGCTTGGGTGCCGCGCGAAATGCCTTCTTGTCTTCGTCAAACTCTCGCTCGTACTGGCGCAACGCCTCAATGCCTTCCGAACACTTGAGTTCGTCAAACCAGCATTTGGGCAGCGTCATGCGAACAGCCTGAATGCCGTCCTGAACGCCAAGGTCAGGCACAACAGCAATGTTGGCTAACCCCAAAAACTCCGCGAGCTGCTCAATGACAGACTTACCCTGCGCAGCCAAGGTTTTAGCTCGCGCATCATGTGGTAAATAATGCTTACCATAATGGTAGGGTTTTTCCGTAACGACCTTTGCAATGTCCTCGATGCTCGCGCCCGACACCGCATAGTAATCAATAATGTGGATTTCATTCCGGGCCACCTGGTACCACCAAATTGCCGTGTCGTCCCGAAAGCCCAAGTCCCAAGCAGTATATGTCGGCAACGCCGGATCATAAGGCACGGCGCTGATGCGGCCCTGGTCTGCCGCCTCGCGCATTTCGACACCATAGAACGCGCCGAGGATTGCCGCCTCGAAGCTGCACTCGTATTCCTGCATATACTGGTCAGGCGTGATTTGCGCTTTGACCGCATCAAGTTCGTATTGCGGAAGAAGGCCGCTATCAGTCGCCGTCAATCGAAGGAGGAACCATTCGTCGGGGTTTTTCTTGGCCCCGGTGTAAATATCCCAAAATTGATTTTTTCCTTTAGGCGTCCCGGCAAAAACCGCCCAACCCTGCTTATCAGAAAGCGTAGGACGAATGACATGACCCCATACAGAAGGTCTAAAATCGCCATACTCGTCCATAAAAATACCGTCAAAACCCAAACCACGCATAGCATCGGCGTTATCAGCGCCAAAAAGGCGAATACGCCCACCTGTGACAAGATCAATTTGGAGTTCTGCCTCATTTGTCGCCTTCGCTATAGGAGCGCTGAACCGCTTCAGATAATCCCAGGCTACGCTCTTGGCCTGGCTGCGGAATGGAGCAATATACGCAAAAAGCGGGTTGGGCGACTTGCAAGTAACCGCCGCCCGTATGATGTCGTTGATCGCGGCAACCGTCTTGCCAGCCCGACGATGCGCCACAAGGCAAGCCCACCGCTGCGTCCGGTCATGGAATGGCATGAACGCGGTGCGCGGTTGATAGGCAAGACTGATCTCCTTAACCGCCATCCGATTTTTACTTCTTAGCGTCGAGCCACTTCACAACCAATTCAACCGGGCCTTCGTCCTTGCCCGTCATTTCGTTACGGGCCAGCTTGGGGACATGGTATTCGATCAAATCCGAAAAACACTTAATCGCAGCCAGCGGGCCGTCCCGGTCATGGACTTCATCCAGCCATTCCTGGAGCCGGTCAGCGTTCCCGTCCACAAAACGCGCAATCGCCTCACGGGCGTTCTGGGTCGATTTGTTCTTAACGCCCTTGGGCCGTCCAGCATTGCCCTTTTTGAACTGCGCGTGTTTGGGGGGAGGCGCGGCCATCAAATATCGTCCTTTTTCATGGATTCCATAGCGCGGGCCAGATTTGGCCCCTTGTCAGCGCGGTTGTATTCCTTGGCAACCTTCATGGGGACGCCCGCTTTCTTGGCAAATTTAGGGTCGTGAGCCGCCGCAGCCATAAAACGGCGCTGCTTGTCCGAATGTGAAGGCATTTTCACACCAAAATTGAGCAAATCTAGCAAGAAAGTACGCTTTGCGCGGCAAGTAGTCAATCTGTAGGGGTAAAGCATGAAAAAAAGTCATAATATGGTAGGGTAAAAAGATTTGTACGGGGGGTTAGGCAAGAGCAAGCCCCCACCCCGTCGAAGAATTTTTTGGAAATCGACATCGACAGCCGTGTGGTATTGCCCAATCCCAATGATATCAATGGGTTAGCCTAGCTATGTTGCATCGCACAAGATTTCCCATAATAGACATTATACGCAGACAGGCCGAATAACCCAATGAATACAATGATATTGGCTATCGGTCGGCAAGGGCAATCGAGGCAATTGCAACCGCAAGGTGCATTAACCCCAATCGAGGCGAGGCAATCGGGGCAACGGTAACGCTAGGCGCCGGGGGCTATGGGTATGCGGGCAGGGTAGCGATTGCCGCTGGGCAAGGCTGCCAGCCCCGCAGAATAACCATCTGGTTATTCTGCTCCCAACCCAGCCAGGACGAGACGTACATTTAGAACCGGACATCCGGACAAGACACCGTACCTATAGGTACGGTGTGCGTGTCCCGGCTAGATGCAATGCCTTGTCCGACCGGATATCAGCGTACATTTTGGGCGGTAAAAACGGTCATTTGGGCCGTTTTTAGGATGCCCACGACAAGTGCTGCGAATCGTTATCAAATGTCCGGCGGACATCGCAAATGTCCGGTGCAACGCAACATAAATGGGGTAAATACGCTTAAACCATTGTAATCATTGGCTTTTAAGGGTTTTTAGGGGCAAAAAGTCATAATAAACGCAGGTGTCCGCCCATTTGCCTCTTTCGGCTCTAATCCAGCCGCCAAAAATAATATCATCCCCCCTATTGCATCCCCCAACATCATGAGTTTTACTCATGTCACACCGAATCAACGGTGATGCAAAGGACCGCCATGAGCAAACAGCGCCCGTATCATCGCAGCAAATTTCGGGGGGTATCTGGTTACCCCTTATGTTCGCAATCGGGCAGTACGGGCGGCTACTATGCCATTGATGTGCCAAAAGACGATTGGAATACGCTTAAGCCAGAACAGCAGTGCCTAAAATGCCTTGCCATTATAAAGGCAAGGAAAGCCGCCAAAGCCGCCAAAGTTGCCTAACCTTAAACTGTTAAACCAAAAGGACCGCCCCATGCCCTACATCCCCCCGCACCGTCCTGTCCCCCGCTGGCGTCATGCCGTCCAGGCCGCCCTTGGCACCGCCCTGCTAGCCCTATTGCTAGGCGCGGCTGGCGCGGCGGCTGTACTGCTGGCCGCCTTGGTAGGTGCGTTGTGACCTGGTACTTCGCCACCTGGGACGAAACAGGCGATAGCCAGCGCTTTTCCAGCATAGACGCCATCGTGCGGCACATCATGGATTATGACCTGCCCATCGTTCAGGCAACATTCATCGCGGTCAAGCCTAACGGTGAATGGCGCGATTGCGGGCTGCTTGTAGACGCTGCGCTTGAAGAGGAGCGGCTGGCGGCGGGCTATGACCGCGAACACGCCGAATGGGCTTCGAGCGCCCAAAGGACGGGGCGGTGATGTACGAGTTCAAGCCGCTTCCTGCCACGAAGGGTTGCCCGTTTTGCGGCAAACAACCTGAAATTGTTCGATTTAATATGAATCTCAATTATTCGGTCGTTTATTGTTACCGCGCTAGATGCAAAGCGAGGCCGGAAGTCGAAGCAAAAACAACGCTTCAGGCAATAAACGCATGGAACAAGCGCCATGACTGACAAGCTCAAGCCCGTCCCCCACGCCACCCGCTGCCGGTGCGGTAACACGCTGCCCAAGGCCGCAACGGCCCGATGGGATTCTAAAGACCGGCTGTGGTATGATTGCCACATTTGCCGTCCCCGGCCTGATCCCCGCGACCCTGACCCGGAGCGGGAAGGGCTTTTTAGAAATCATAATTGCTGGGCGTGCGACAATGGCCGGTTGCCGTGCAAACATAAAAACCCAAGGGATTGCGATAACTTAACAGCGAGGAATGATTAGATGCTGCATGAGACAAGCGCCCGCGAGGCATTGGCCGAAATGCGCCAGGGCCGTACTGAAGCCGAATATCTGGCCCTTGTCTGGGCGTCCCGCTACCCGCACCCCATGCCCGCATCATCGCCGGATTGGCCTTACGCGCCAAGCGCGGGTGTTGAGCAACCTAGCAAATTGAGGAAGATTAAATGAAAGCCGCCGATTTCCTATCTCAAGTCGCCCTGATCGTGCGCGAGCGCGGCGAGGTCTATGGTGACGCGCGGGCTAACCTGGGCGACACGGCGGCCCGCTGGACGGCCACGCTGGGCCACACGGTCACGCCCGCCCAGGTATGCCTGTGCATGGTGGATTTGAAAATGAGCCGCCTGAAAGCCAGCCCAACGCACTTGGACAGCTTGCAGGACATATGCGGTTATGTTGCTCTATTGTCTGAGATCATTACAGAATAGCACCTGCGTTACACCCACGGACGGCAGGTGCGGCATCCCCCCGGTTGACTTGGCGGTTCGCCGGGGGGATTGCTATCTCTCTATCACCCACACATCGGGCGACTTTTCATAGATCTTTTTGGCCGCTTTCAGCTTGGTCAACACTCTGTTGATTGCGCGGCGCACGTTGTCGGGGTTGTCGCCGCCTAACGGCTTGGCCTCTGTCCGCATTTCGTGTGTTGTGACAGGTTCACCTGAGTCCAGCATACGCAAGATCATGCTGCTGTATTTGCCAGATTTCAGGTTTTCTGCGGCTTCGCGGGCCTTATCGCTGAAGTTGGCGACCAGGCTGGTCTGCCTGTCGCCGTGCTGGTCAAGGCCCAGATCGACTGATTCCATGTCAAAATAGTATGGCAGTTCAGGGCGCTCGCCGTCCTTCATTTTTGCCACAGTCATCTTGCAAGACAGGGCTTCCGGGTCGGAGCGTTGGACGGACAGCATGGCGTCCAGGTTGGCTGCGATGGCGCTGGAGCCGCGTGGCCTGTTGGCCGCGTCCACGTTGTATCCTGTGTGGTGGATAATCATGACGGTGCAGCCAAAGGGCGCACGAAGGTGCTGGTTGACCGCGCGGAAGAACTCGCTGATCTGGGTTGCGTCATTCTCATCGCCCCCGCCGAACATCTGGGACAGCGTGTCAAGCACGATCAGGGTGGGCGGGACGGGCATTTCGGCAATGTCCATGCGTAGGCTGGTCATTTCCTCTTGTACGGTCAGGTTGAGCGGCGTTATGCAGATGTTGAAATCAGGCACGAACTCTTGGCCTAGATGGGTTTTTGCCCAAGCTGACGCGCGGCGATAGATGCCGCCCCCGCCTTCTGCGGCGCAGTAGACTACCGGGCCTTTCTTTGTCCGCAGTCCCATCCATTCCTGGCCGGTGCATATATGCAGGGCGGCTGACAGGGCGACGAACGATTTGAACGTCTGGCTCGCACCGAATAGGCACATCATGGCGTCTTCTGGGATCACGCCCTTGACTACCCAATCGACGTTGGCCGTGCGTTCTTTGAGCTGCTCCATCGACAGGACCAGCTTTGGGAATGGGTTAGGCGGGGGTTTAGTGTCGTCTGGCGAGAATTTACCGGCTGACTCGACCATGCGGACCAGTTCAGGCCCGGTCCTGACCAGCCAGCGGTCCATTTCGGGGCCGTCCACGGTAGGTTTGGATGCGACCATGATAGACCGCAAATGATTGACTACCGCCCCCCTGTGCATCCCGGAGGCCACCATGGAGCTACTGATCTTCAGGAGCGCGTCATGGTAGGATCGTTGGGACAGGTCGGGGTTGATGATGTCCTTGTAAAGCTGGGCGGCATCGCCCGTCCCGGCTTTAATGTCTGATACAATTTTGGCTTTGCCGATTTTGCTCCTGATGTCCTCAAGGTCTAGCCCGAAACAGGCGGCAGCGTCGGCCAGCGTCTGCACTTCACTCAGGTCGCAGCTAATCAAGCGGGTTGTGTAGATGCCGCCAGGCCGTGCTTTGGTGTTAGACCCCACGGGCAAGCGAGCATACCGGACGGGGTTGTTACCCGACGAATCAGCGGCGATCAGCTCACGCGCGGCCATCTCTGACAACACGCCGTCAATCAGCGGCAAGTTGCGGGTATCGGCATCCTCAGGGTCTAGTAGTACCCCGATCTGATACCTACTAGGGCTAGTCTCTAGGACATAGCTAGGCATAGACATGAGTTGCGATGGGTCGGCATCGTCGGCCAACAATACGGCTAGGCGGCCAAACGTCTCTTTGGACCGCCGTTTTTTGCCATCGCGGCTGTACAACACCGATACGCAAAAATATGCATTATCTTCTTGACGTTGGTTAATAATTGCCTTTTCATTGTCGGTTCCGCCGTAAGCATTACCGCCCCAAACGGTTGGGAGCGCCTTGCTAGGGTCAGACGCAAACGCCGTAGTCCAGCCGTAGTCGTAGTTTTCCCGTAGCTTGCCATAGACGGCAGCCAGGAACTCACTATTACGCATTAGAGCCTCGTTTAGATGCCCGAAAGCATTTTGATTGTGATTTTGATTTTATGCTTCGCTGCGTACTTGAGTATTTTAGGCCAGTATTTCTGGGCAATTCGCCCGCCTGTGCCTTCTTTGACCAACCAGCGTGAGACGCCGGACTGCGTTAGGCCCACCAACTTGGCGGTCTTTGTAACCCCGCCGAGCATTGTGCAGACTGTGAAGGCCGGTTCGCACCGACCTTTGATGATTGCCATAAATCAAATCCTTTTTCTGGGCGCGGCGGACATTGGGGTGGTTCGCATTGGTTGACAAGCGCAAATATAACAAAAAAACATATTGATTTATAGTTGTGATCCCCCCTACAACGTCTTTCGCAATGATTTGGAAGGACTGATTTATGGCGTTTGACTTGAAGTCAATTCGTAAGAACGAGGCTATCTCTAGCCCGCGTGTTTTGTTGTATGGCGTTGAGGGTATTGGCAAATCCAGCTTTGGAGCATCTGCCCCTAACCCTATCTTTATCTGCACGGAAGACGGCCTAGGCTCGCTCAAGGTTGACAGCTTCCCGCTGGCTACATCGTCCGACGATGTTATGGCCG